GATGTACTCGATATGCCGGATCATGCCGTTGAAAATCTCGGCAACCTCAACATCAGCGTTGTCATCAACCGGGATGACCTTAACACTAGGCCGGTTCTGGCGCTGATCGTTGGTAATCTGGTGGACGTGCTGCGGCAACTTGTTAATCGTCAAACATGGCCGAGCATTGATCGTCTGACCCTGCACCGCACCACGGGTTGCCAGCACATCTGCCGGCCATTGCCATTGGTTATCTGGGCTACCTGCGTAAAACCGCAGGTCGTCTAGCTCATCCTCTCGACTCTCCGAATACGCCGAGATGGCCATTGACAGGCGATCCCGCGCTGTTGACAGCACATCCGAGTCGCTTTTTAAGGGTTTGCCCCCAAGCGCTACGTTACCTACGGCGTTAATTCCGGTGTAATCGCTCACTTTTTCTTAGCCGTCTTAGCCGAGTCTTTAAAGTCTTTGGCAGTCGGCGCATTTTTACTGCCAACCTTGTTCATCTTCTCGCCAGAACCAGCCTTAATACGTTCCTGCTTCGCATGAATATTGGCGTATAGACCTTGTTTCATTTCTTTTTCGCCGCCTCACGTTTAACAGCGTAACTTATCGCTACTGCTTGTTTGACCGGCTTACCGGCCTTTACTTCAGTCTTAATATTTTCTTTGAACGCTTTTGGCGTGGCAGATTTTTTTAGCATTAGGAACCCATCCAAGATCCAGAAATTGTAGACCCACTAGACTTTAAGGTCCGAGGTGGTTCTTTATATTCTCGATGCGCTACAGGATAAGCGAATGTAACGGCTAGTGCATCAGCCGCGTCAGGACTCGCCAATCCCCTAGCCTTCATCTCTTTCTTGCCTTCCAAGAAAATCGTCCCCGCGCTATTAGGCTTTTTCATCGGACCAACCAAATCAGCTTTTAACTGCCGATCCTTTGGAATGCTCGCAGACCTTAACCAGTCCCGCATCGCACCCCACATCTCTGCCCGCTTATTGCCCCACATAACCGGGTTTTTGGCTTTCCAGCCAAAATTGACCCCTCGCACCTTATACCTTTGTTCAACCAATCGGTCAAGTATTCCATACCCCAAACCACCCTCGTCAATGACCGTCAACGTGGGTTTGTACTCCTCAATCGCGTCAATGACATTACCAACCGTCGTCATCGTATCGTCACCCCTAAACCGCTTTATCGCAACAATGTCGCGGCCCTGCCTAACCACAATCACCGTCGCATCTAATCCCCCTCGCGCCGGATCAACACCAATGACAATCGGCGCGGTCTGATCCTTGTATTTCTCCCGCTCCATCGCATCATCCACCAATCGCGGTCCAATGAACTGATCATCCCCACTAGCTGGAAACTCCCCGTATACCTCTACCCGCGCTTGAGGCGAATCCTCACCATACTCGGCAATGATCTGCTCATACGTATTCTTGTCCGTCCCCTCAACCTCCCTGGCATCAATCTGCCGGCCCTTCCAAAAATCCCGCTTGCCGTGAAATGTCTCAAAGAAATACCCACTATTTCTCCTCGGATTACTAAACGCAAACCAGTACCGATCTAGGATGTTCTCGGTAAAAAACCCAGCACCCACCGCCCAAATCGGATCCGGAATCCCGCTCGCCTCGTCAAAGATCAACATCATCCCGTCGTGGTTGTGCACCCCAGCATAGGCGTCTGGGTTCTCTTCTGACCAGAGTTTGCCTTCCGCTGCCCAGTAGCGCGTCCCCTTCTTCAAATCCCGCTCAACCAATTCCGTTAACCACTGCGCCGGCACGATCTTGGTTGCGCTGATCTCCCACCAATGGCTGTTGATAATCATCGCCTGCCACTTGGTCAACTCGCCCCAGGTCACCGAGCGTAGCTGGCTCTCGCTGTTGGCGCTCACAATCACCGTCGATCCGATCCGCGTTGACAACATCCACAAGATCAACCAACTCACCAACGCAGACTTGCCAATCCCTCGCCCACTAGACACCGCCTCACGCAGCGTCTGCATATCCACTTGGCCCTGGTTGTCCTTAATGTGCTTGGCAATGTCGCGCAGGATCTCCCTCTGCCACTTCCTCGGCCCACCAAACTTTGCCAACGGCGTGTTCGGCTGACCCCACGGGAACGCAAACAACACAAACGCCTCCGGGTTGTCCGCAACCGCCGGCGACCACAACTTGGTCATCAGAATCTGCTCGTCTTCGGCGCTGTACTTGGTTTTTTGCATTTTTCAAAAAATAAAAAAAATTCTTGCGGGGGTACCGTTACCGTGACCGGTCGCCCGCCGGCCCTCCCCGGCCCCCTCGGCGCGTGGTCGGACCCGTCGCCGGACCTGCCGGTGCTCGAAGAATCGGCGCTAAGGCGTTGATTTCATTGGCTTTTTACCTCTACGCGGTCAACCGTAACGGCGTCCGTAACAAGCGTAACGGGGTCTGTTACGGTCAGTAACGGCGCATCCATCTCGATGATCTCGGCCTCGATCAAGCGTGCTTGCGCCTGGGCGAGCGCGTCGGTGATGGAGATGTTGCCGTTCAGTTCGATCTGGCGCGGTGCTTCGGTCCAGCGCATCTGCGTCTTAGTCCACCAGATGAGCGACGCCACGTCGCCGGCCATTGCCTTTTGGAACAGCGTCTTGCCGATTCCTGCGTGCGCTTTGGCGCGGCCTTGCTCAAGGTTCTCCTTAAACCGCTCGCGCAAAGTCGAGACGCCAATCCCGCCGCGAATCAACGATGCGATGTGCGCTTCAGCAACGCCATAGCCAGCCATTGCCTCGACTTGCTTGCGCTCTTCGTCCGTTGGTTCAAAGCGTGGGCGGCCACGCCCTCTTGACTCTTCAATTTCTTGTTGATGGTTATTCATGAACTTGCTTCTGTAACGTCTTGAATTCCCTACCACAAATTGAGTTGACTGCGTTTTTTCCAGTGTATTCCTCCCATCGTTTGATTATCACATCGCAATACTTCGGGTCAAGCTCCATCATCCTGCATTGACGCGCCGTTTTTTCGCACGCAATCAGCGTAGAGCCGGAGCCGCCAAATAGATCCAGAATTCGATCTCCTGGCTTGCTGCTGTTATTCAACGCTCTCTCGGGAAGCTCTACAGGCTTCTGCGTTGGATGGAAACTATTTCGAGACTCTTTCTTTAATTCCCAGACTGTCTTCTCGTCAGTCGGACCAAACCATTGCGGTGACGATCCATCTTTGTGTGCGTAAATACATGGCTCGCAATTTGGAATATATTGCGACATAAAAGCGCCAAGCCCAGACTTGACCTTATACCATTGAATTATTGCGCGTAATTTTAATTGCAAATCAGAAAAGGCGGCAAAGGTTTCGACGCTTTTACCTGACGCATACCAGACATAAAACGCGGCGTGATCTTTGGTGACCGTATAAGCTACTGACAACGCACCATAAAAAAGACCCGTTAGATTTTTACCTTCTAATGCGTCGTTTTTAATTTGCTGCCGTTTTTTTGTGTTGTGTCCACCTTCGTAAGCGACACCATAAGGAGGATCGGTAAACACCATATCGGCTTTCTGCCCATCCATCAGCTTCTCAACAGCGTCAATCGACGTAGAATCGCCGCACATCAACCGGTGCTGTCCTAGTATCCAAACGTCGCCCAATCGCGTTGTAGGCTCTTCTGGGGCCTCTGGAACGGCATCCTCATCCGTTAACCCAGGTTCGACCTCCAACGGCGTGAGCGCATTGATCTCATCAAGCGAAAACCCAGTCAGATCTAGGTTAAACCCTGTATCGCCCAGTTCTTTAAGTTCAAGAGCCAGCATTGAGTCATCCCAACCCGCGTTGAGAGCTAATTTGTTATCAGCCAGAACGTAAGCTCGCTTCTTTGCATCGCTCCACCCTCTAGCCACCATCACGGGGACTTCACGCATCCCTAAACGCTTTGCTGCCATCGTCCTACCGTGGCCAGCGATGATTCCCCCATCCTCATCTACCAACACCGGGGTAGTCCACCCCCATTCTTTGATGCTGGCAGCGATCTGCCCTACCTGCTCATCCGAGTGTGTCCTGGCATTTCTTGCGTAGGGGATCAGTTTTTCAATGTCCCACTTTTCCACCTGATCTGCTGGATTCATACTAATTTTTTTCATGTTACCGATTTTCCCCTCAAGGTGAAACCTTTGCGTAACGTAACGCTCCGCATCGTACCGTAACACCGTAACACCCTAAAGGGTGTGTTACGTTACGTTACGGTAAACTCGCCTTTGCCGCCGTAACAATGTTACGCCATGTTACGGCCTGTTACGGTTGTTACGGACTAACTTTTAGAATGAGTTTAGATGCCAAGACTGTATTTTTAACCAGCCATCCCTTATCGTGCTTACCTATAATTTCAGCATCGGTCAAGTCTCTAATAATCATCCCCGGCCTGGCTGATGCCTTGAGGTGCTGATCAACCGAGTTGGCTTTGATGCCCTGCTCGAGCAAAAACGTCTTAAACGCCTCTCGGCTGACGTATGGCATTTCATCCACAACTTCCGCACCGCCAACAAACCAAGCGCGTTCCAAGTTGGTTTTGTGCTCTGCCAGCTTGTCCTCCTTGGGAGTAGGCATCCGTAGATCACCCTCGGCGAACATCTCAAACACCGCACCAGGCAGTGGCATCCCATCTTCGTCCTGCCAACCCAGGTCAACTGGACTGAGGCAGCCAAACAGATCTGCTGGTTCTGGCGCATCCTTCTGCTTAGTGCAAGACACGACGATCTCATGCGTCTTGCCATGAACCAAGATGCTCGCATCCAATGCCCCGCGCCACGCGCTAGAACCTCGTGCACGCTGTTTGGCTTCGTTGCTGTGACCAAGGTGATGGATCAACATAGTCGTGGCGCTGAGAGCCATTGAAACGACGTTACAGGCATTGATCATGGCGCGTGAGTCTTTGGCTGAGTTCTCATCGCCGCTCATATGATTGTTCAACGTATCAATGTTGACTAGCGCAACTGGCTCTGAAGTCAACGCCCGGACTGCGGCGATCACCTGCGTAGCAGCGCCAGGACCATCCATGTCAATGGCCTTGTTGCTAATCAGCAAGTTGTCCAAACTGTTTACGTTGTTACGCTTACACCAGCTGGCGATACGCTGGCGCATCCCATAGTTTCCCTCGCCGGCCAAATACACAACAATCCCCGGCTTGGTGCGGATACCGTGCCAATCGATTCCACTGGCTATGCAGCAGGCCATATCTAGTGCAACGAAGGTTTTGCCCACGCCGCTCTCGCCGTACATCATGGTTGTGGCATATGCCGGAAGCCAACCCTTCACAATCCACGGCACGGGGCTTGGTTGGCCCAAGAAGCTCGTTGCGCGGGTCAGGAAGTAGTCTCGTGTCTCCTCTTGGGTAAAAAGCGTGTCAAGGGCCGCAGAACCGAGCGCGTTACTAGCCGCAACGTCTGCGTCTGGCTCATAGCGTGAGACGGAGCGTGCTATCTGCTTAATCTCGCTGCTTGGTAATGGGATCTCGCAGCGTGTCTCGTTTGCAACACTAATCGCGGCCAGGATCTCTGCTTCAGTCATCCCAAACGAGCGCATTGCCCCGGCTAGGCTCGTCAGGCCATCGTTACGATTACCTTGGATCAGATCGCCGTTGGTGGTTGGCGCTACCTTGCGCTGACCAAGCAGGGGCAACCAATGGGCTGGGATCTCGGTTGGTGCTACGCCGTCCAAAGGATCGCTGGATGCCTCCCACTCGTAGGCGCGGCCCTCGATTGTTGAGGGATAGACGATGAAATACCGTCCATCGGCCAACAGGTCTATCCCATCGGCTAACTTGCAAGATCGGATGCCATCCACGTGCTTGGCAATGTAGTGCTGCCCGCCACCTGCGGTAAGCGCCATAGCACCATCCGGCATTGCGCCGTGATCGGATAGCCAACGCTCCCAACTTGCGTCCCCGCCGTTGCGTGGGTCAATGTCAAACACCACGATTCCGCTGGTGCTGCCGCAAGCGATGCCGATGTTCAAGTTAGGGTTCTGCCCCCACCACCGCTGGATCTGGGCCGGGTCTGTAGTCGCGTCATTGACACCGTGGGCGGTAGCTGGGACCTTTCCATTGGGCACCACCGGCAGGACGCGCCAACCCCAGCTTGCATACAAAAGCGCCGCGTCAATCTTGTTCATGGTCTGCACGTAACTTGCCCTCGGTCTTAACTTCGATCTCGTACTGTCGCGCCATCGGCGGGCGTTCGCCCCACCGATAGATCACCTGGGGCCAGACCCCAAGCGCATCGGCAAGCTTCTTCAAGCTTCCGAAAAATTGTATCGCCTCGTTCGTTGTCACTTTTTTTCCACCTCGGTTGAAACTTTGTGTTGACACTCTACGTGGAAACCGATACAGTAGCAACAACTGCACGAACGGATAGCCCGAATGTGCGGTTCCAACCAAGGAGTAATCATGATTGAACCGAAAGAAGACCCGCCTTGGGTCATTGTGCTGGCCTCGATTGCGGTCGGCGCATCTGCTGCCATCTGTTTGTTTCTTGCGTTAAGCGGAGGCATCTGATGGCAATTCAACTTAAACGAACGAAAGAAGCCACCGCGCAAGCGGTCAAGTTGTTGGTCTACGGTCAAGCGGGTGCGGGTAAGACCAGTCTTATCCCAACTTTACCAACGCCGGTCATTTTGAGTGCCGAAGGCGGTTTGCTATCAATTGCAGATACTAACTTGCCGTTCATTGAGATCACGAGCATGGATGATCTTAGGGAGGCTTACAAGTGGCTAACTAGCAGCACCGAAGCGGCAGAGTTTGAGTCGGTGGCGCTCGACAGCATCAGCGAGATCGCCGAGGTGGTGCTCAATCAAGAAAAAAAGGTCAATAAAGATCCGAGAGCGGCGTATGGGGCCATGCAAGAGCAGATGGCCGACATCATCCGAGGCTTCCGAGACCTGCCAGGCAAGCACGTTTATATGTCTGCGAAGTTAGAAAAAACTCAGGACGAGATGGGCCGCGTGTTGT